TAATATGGATCAGTAATACCATTAGCCATATAAATTAGCCAAGACATGTACGGGTCGTTGTACATGTCTTCGGCTAGTTGATCTGGCCTTTCATTATCTTTAAGATCGTATGAATAATATAAATACGGATTTTTACGCACTTCAGAATTAACTACTACTCTAGCAGTAATATCTCTTACGGTATATCCATTATATTTGATAAGTGGAAATTTATCGAAATATCTATCGGACATTAAATTGATCCACCTTGAATTGTGTTCATCTCTTCTTCGATTGCACCCTTAACCCAATATTCAATTTCTAGAAGCGAAACAGATAGTCTTAACTGTGACGGCACGTTAGAACTTCCTTTGAAGAATGATGGCCCTTCTGGCGCATAGTCGACAGAAACTGATTGTACGACGCATGGTTTAAATCTGTATAAAAATGAATCATTGTTAAAGAATCTGATATGAACCATATCCGGGTAATTAAGAAGGGTACCGCCGGATCCTTTGGCGATATCCGGGAGCATATGATATCTGAACGACTGAACAATAGCATTAATTGTAGTTGCTTCTTCGGGATTTTTAGCAGCTAAGGTCCATGAAAATTCATGAGTTTTGAAATTAGGCTGCTTAAACAATACGGTAAGGAACGGATTAACAGCAAACCCTAATGGTTGCAGAGCCGCTTCTAGAGTTAGCCCTGGAACATTAGCCTGAGTTAATGCCGCCTGAGCCGCTAAAGATGAAGCACCGGCAACGCTATCTCCAAAAATATTCTTAATACTAGCAGCAGTAGATGTTCCGTGCTTAATCTCTAGTAGAGTGGACTCGATAGCTGCTCCAACCACGGACTGATTAGCCTCTGAACCCCATTCTACACCTAGGCGGTCTACAATCTGTCTAGGAACCGGGAGACGTATTTGACCTAGTCTACGTTCAAATGGTTGCTTATAGATTGATCTGCGTTCATATTTGGCGAACTGAAAGCTTAATGAAATCCCATATGTTTCTAAATCTTGCGGAAAGATTAGAGGGGGTGTAATGTTACTAAATGGACGGCGCTGACCAATAGAATTTACTACTACAGCCGTAACTCCAATAAGACCAACGGCACCAATACCTACGGCGCTAAGTAGTCGTTGGGCGTTTGGTGCTGTATCTAGACTACGCCCGGGCGCAGTAGGTACTCTTGGTGTAGGATCTGACATTATATTCCTTTACTAATCATATGTATTTATCGTTATAAATAGAAGAGCATGAAGACATACAAAGGCCAATTTAAGCCGAAAAATCCTCACAAATATATTGGTAACCTGTCCAACATCATTTATAGATCTGGATGGGAGCTTAAATATATGATATATTTAGATAATCATCCGGATATTTTACAATGGAATAGTGAAGAAATAGTAATTCCTTATAGGTCACCGGTTGATGGTATGATGCACCGTTATTTCCCAGATTTCTTAGTTAAGACTAAGGATGTAACGATGATCATCGAAATTAAACCTAAGAAACAAACTATCCCACCAAAAAAACCAAAAAAGGTTTCAAGACAATATCTCAATGAGGTCATGACCTGGGGTGTGAATGAAGCAAAATGGAAGGCAGCCCAGGAATATTGCAAAGACAGATTATGGCAATTTAGAGTATTTACCGAAGACCACCTAGGGATTAAAACGTAATGCAGTATAAGTTTAGAGAATTTAATCCGCATAATGCAACAACCAAAGACAGGGTTGCTTCAGCCAAATGGTACAAACAGTCATCTGATTCGGTTAAACGAGCAAATGATTTCAAAATCGATTTCAAGGACAAGAATTCAAGATCCAAGATGGACCTGACATGCCTAGGTCAAATGTTTGTGTTCTTTTACGACCCCAAAACAAAAGAAAGGCTTCAATATTATGATACATTCCCGGTTGTTTTTGTCGTAAAAATAGAACGGGACGGATTCATTGGCCTAAACCTGCACTATTTACCACTTATGATGAGAATGCAGCTAATGAACGCATTGTATTCGTTAATAAATAATGATAACCAAGATAAAACTACTAGGCTACGGCTCACCAATAATATCTTGAAAAGTATGTCTAGATTCCACTATTATAAACCGTGCATCAAAAAGTATCTTTTTAGTCATGTTAAACAAAAGTTTTTGTGGATTGGCCCAGCTGATTGGGATAAAGCTTTGCTATTACCTACCGAACGTTTTGTCAAGAAAAATAAAAGCTTTGTTCATACAGAGTCAACAAGGAAACTGAATGTTCAACATTAACGAGTTTAAGAGCCATATCAATAGTAATGGATACGTACCGACAAACAAGTACTATGTTGAATTCGGCTCACCGCCACTTATGCAGAGATCGACTATTAATATCAACGGCAATCAAGTTAGATTATCAGACGTAGGGCAACTGTTACAATTTAGGGCTGAATCTGTTAGAGCTCCTGGTATTGTCGTTTCTACAAGCAATAATCAAAGATATGGGTTTGGTCCTACACAGCAGGTACCAACGAATGTAAACTTCACAAATATATCGGCATCGTTTTTAGCTGATGCAAGAGGTTTAGTATGGGGTTATTTCTATCAGTGGTTCAACACTATCTTTGGATTCGATGAAGTTATCTCTACATCAGGAATATCGTCTAATTACAACACATTCCGTGTTAACTATAAAGTAGATTATGTAGCTGATATTACAATTAAGATTTACGACCATGCCGGTAAAATGACAACTTCTCTTACGCTAAGAGACGCATTCCCTATTTCAATGAATGATATTTCATTGGCATGGGATTCTACTAATCAATTAAAAAGAATTACAGTGTCATTTTCGTATCGTTCATGGAAAATGAATGGCACAGACACCAACGCGGACAGTCTATCTGACACGCATATTACACCTAAGATCTTGAATATTCCAAAGTATTCAGCTCTACCAACTACTAACGGTTATAATTATAACACTCGATAAAATAGGATTTATACTATGTTACCTAAGATTGCACACCCAACATTTAAGATTGAAATTCCTTCGACTAAGAAAAGAGTTTCGTTTAGACCGTTTTTGGTTAAGGAAGAAAAGGTTTTGCTTATGGCAAAAACCTCAGAGGATCCAACCGACATTTTGACAGCAGTAAAAAATGTTGTTGCTGCGTGTTGTGTCGAAGATCTTGACATTGATTCGTTAGCTATTTTCGATCTTGAATATATTTTCCTTAAGATCCGATCAAACTCGGTGTCTAATAAAGTCAACCTGATTTTCCAGGATACAGAAGATCAAAAGGAATACAAGTTTGAGGTTAACCTAGATTCGGTGAAGGTTGTGTTCCCACCTGACTCATCTAATAAGATCGTTATCTCTGATGAAATGGGTATTATCATGAAATACCCACCGGCGTCCCTTTACGATGATAAGATCTTCTTGAACCTTCAGGAAGACGCACTATTCGAACTTATTGTCAGATGCATCGACAAGATTTATATCGGTGATACTATCCACGAATCATCGTCATATAAGCCAGAAGAAATTGCTAGGTGGCTAGACGATATGGACTCAAAGACATTTGAAAAGATTCAGTTGTTTTTAAACTCCGTCCCACGTATGCAACACGTCCTAGAATACAAGAACTCGCTTGGCCATGACAGAAAGATTGAGCTGAATACGCTCATTGATTTTTTTACGTTGCGCTAAGTCACAATACACTAGAGAACTACTATATGCTAGTGTTTGCCTTGGCACAACACCATAAATATTCGATTACTGAAATTGAAAGTTTGATTCCATTCGAGCGGGATTTATACCATGAACTACTAAAGAAATTCTTATCAGAACAAGAAAAGAAAGCTCATGGCGGAACTAAAAACTAATAGACCTGCATATATCGAATATGTCAAGCCAGTCAAAATGCGTGAATTGGCCAAGAAGGGCTTTGACATGCGTCAGGTTGAAAAGCTTTCTAAGGCCATGGCTGCTGTCATGTCTAAGAACATGCTTAAGGCCAAGCCAGATTCCAAAAATCATATTGATATTGCGTTAGAAGACAGTCGTCGTCAAATTGATCTGATGAAGATTGATATTGGGATTATCAATTCTAATATCGGCGCCCTACAACAAGACGTCAAAGCTTCTCTTGGATTGTTGTCAGAAGCTATTCAATCTATCAAAAAGCTAGGCGCAACATTCAAAGA